GGGGCATCGGCCAGGGGTCCTCAGACCGTCTGGTGATACCGTTTTGGGGTTAAGGCGCGGTTCTCCAACAACTATTTCGTCCATTTGACGACCTTCGCGCACTAGTCACTCGTAATTACATGGATCGTGAAACCATGCAATGCTTTCCAGCTTGTTTGTCGGTTGTTGCCTAAATTAAGCCCACGGGTTCGGCAGCCCGTGGTACTATAGTCCCATTTTATACTCCTTCATCAGGGAGTACAACTCGTCCATTAAGTGACCTTCCATATTCAGCTTCTCCTTGCAAGCCTGGGAGGCGATCATCTCGGGGTAGTCGTCCAATAGCCTACCTAGGAAAATATCTCTGTCGTTAAGAAGTCTGTCCTCTAAGACGAGTTGGTCACAGATGGAGATTGGCGGGAACCCGTGGGTTCCAACGGCCAACAGTGGTCGAAGACTCTCATTGATTACGATGCCGACGGGGTACTTGCCCATGTTAGGCAAATACTTCCACATATCCAAATAATCAGTGTGGTTCTTAAACGAGGACGCACCAGAAGTCTCCATGCCAATTCTCTCTACGAGGGCCCACAGTATGGGGTGCCCAGGAGAGAGGTGGTGCAAGCTTTGGCCTACACAACGGAGCAAAAACAATTGCTTGCTCCTCCGCAGATAGCAGGCTTTCTTCAACCATAATGATTGCATGCAGCGGGGTACGTTCAGTATCCTGCCTTCTAGCGCCCAAAGACTTCTCAGGAAGTCGCATTGCGCTTCTCTCTCGCCTTTGATCTCAGAAGAAAATTTGAACCCCAAGTCGTGTAATATGTCAGTGCACGGGATGTCACTGCTTATGAGGCCATCATCTCCCTCAGCTATCATGCTGAATTCTAGTCCTTTCTTGTGGGCACAATAAGCATTTAAGCAAACATTAACTATACCGTTGCCAAAGGATGTCCAGAAATCTCCTGAGCATCTTGTTACAATCCATAGTACGCCCCAGGGGACATGAAGGAATCTTCCATCACTAACCAAGTTAAGCAAATAGGCTTTGGTTCTAAGGTAACCTGCCTTCTCACACAGTCTCACCATCACATGATTCTCCAACTGTCTCACAGATTTGGTGATAGATGACTCGAAAGCAGACATGTCAGTCACACAATGTGGTCTGTTGCTTACGCTGACTATCTTCTCGAGCATTTCTTGGGTGGTCATGCCCTTGACCTGGTACTTAGAGAAGGGCCCATGAGCCCAGGCCTGCATGAGCGCAACCAAAGGGACCAACATGAACGAGTAAAGCTTACTAAGCGTCATGATCAATCTGGGCCGGACGTAAGCCTCCCCTTTGTACATCTTGGTGTTGTTTTCACATTTAACGAAGGCGCTGTGACGAGTAAACTTCTTAAGTTCACGAGTGGACATCTCTCCTCTCATGTACTTGTTGTACTCTCCTACGTTGTTCGTGATAACCTCCGCTTTCTTTTTGCCCCTGTAGTGGTCAATGTAAGCAACGGACGGTTCGGGTTCTTGACCCAGGCTGATCTCCGTGTTATTGATGACATCATCCAAGAAACTGGTGGAGAATGCCAGGAACTCATCGAGGTGGACTAAGCTGGGATATTCCTCCTTAGCCATGGCCCGGCCCACAAACGCAGCCAGGGTGGATTGCTCATCATTGCTCGAGAACAACCCATGGTGGGTGACTGCCCCTATGGGAGCCACGCAAATACGTTTGGGCTTGTGCCTATCGCCTCGTTTCCACCTCGAGACATGGTTCCAATTTTTCTTGTCGATAAATTTTTCCCTACCACCATGGAGCCTGACATTGTCAAATGCAACTTCTGGTATGAACGCAGCGTGGCCATCGGTGTCAAACCCGATCAATGTTCTGTCTCTCTCCGTGGGGCAAGCCACCTTGCCAAGTCCTGAAGCAAGCAACTTGGCTACTTCGCCCGTGTGAGTCAACACATGGCTCATGGCGACGTCAGTGTTAACTTCCCGTAGCCTGTTGAGATCAGCCACAGCGGCTAGGGGGTCCTTACCATTGAGGTGAAGGAGTTGCATCTCATTGTACACATGGGTGAGTCTCACTGAGCTCACCTGATAGGTTCTCTCGCACATGAAGCCCCAGAGCGAATTCAACCAAGACATGTCGTACCCAGATAGAAAGGGTGCTTCACCTACCTTGACCGTTATGTACTCGTCCTGACTCTTCAAGTCCTCCCTCTGGCAGACTATTGTGCGGACATCCTTATTCGTGCGGGCTGTTGCCGTGGCCAACACAGTATACTTGGTTTCCCACACCAATGCCCACAGAAGCTTAATCAACACATTGACCAGACCCAGGAATGCCATTGATACGCTGCCCGGGCAGACCAATGAGTATGTGTACGTGCAACCAACGAGCAAGTGTTGGTCGTCACTAGTGAGCATGAGATTGGCCTTCTCGCATGATGAGTGGCTATCAATCGATGACATGTACCCAAGACAAGCTGAGTACAGAAGGATCATCACGACCGTGGGTCCTATTGCCGTCTGTACCACGTCCAACAGCGGCTCTGTGGCTGCGGCATAATGGTTTGGGAACCGGAAAGTTCTAACCAAAGGCTTGTCAGCCAGACCCTCGACCAATAGCTCATAATGGCCGTAATCGTCTCCCTCACCAGGTTGATTGAAGTAGAGTAAGATCCACTCAAATGACTCTGATGCTTCATGGTGCACCGCTAACTCCCCTCCCTCTGTGAATACTGCGAGATTGTGCCCCAAGCTCGCGGCATAGCGTATCAGATATTCAGAGTCGCCGAACACCTGCACAGGGTCTGCTGCATACCCTGTATGTTTCTGGTACTTGCTCAGTTCCCAATGCAGCTCGATAGCTGTGTTTATGGCTGCCAAGCCACAATATCCATAGCCAAACTGGTTGAATCTGGCCTTATTCTGGAAAGAGCACTCCGCAAAGGTCTTCCTGCACTTTGGGGGCTTAGCGACGACGAAATCGTCGCCACCGAAGGGATCATTGTCCGCTATGTCGCTATCAACAATGCCCCCGACAGAATCATCATGTTCGACTATTGGCACGTACCCGACGGGTGGTAGCGGGCCTCTCAAAAGCTTGCTCTTACCACCTGTGCCTTTGTTTTGGACCTTGCTATCCCCTGCTCTACCCTTGCCAGCCCCGAGCAGCCTTCTATTATTTACATTATTTACAAGGTGAGTCTTATTATTTACATTGTTATTTACAATATGTATCGCTATGTGCACGGGTCCAAATAACGGCTTTCCGTTTATGGCTGTACATTGTATTCCCTACGCCAAGGCAACCATTACAGCGTCGATCGCAGCAGGTATGCCCACCTTGGCTGCTTTTCTCAACTGCGACATCATGGTAGCTCGGGCGAGGCTCCAAATGTTCTTCGTTGATGAGCCCCTTCTTGAATAAGTGGCTTCAGCCAGGGATTTTGCCACTTTAGCAGCCGTACTATAGACATGACCAAACCCCTCGGGATCAGATTCACCTGCTGAGGCGCCAACAGCTTTCTCGCCTATTAGCTCCATGTGCTGCACATAATCAAGAATGTAAGTGTTACCAGGCTCTCCTTGGATGGCTATAAGCATGGTAGGTGACCCCACGTCCACACCGTTGTAATTCCAAGTGTACCCGTTGATATAATCATCATTAGATGAATATGGGTAGACCATGTACGTGTTCGTACTGGCGCTCTGTGGATCGGGAAAATTGACCTCATCTGCGCAAACGGGAAAGGCAACCAGTGGTGGGGAATCGGGACTCAAAAGTCTGCTATCATCTAGGGCTAAGAGCGAACCAAAGGTCATGGTGCCGCCACCAGGATTGATCGCAACGTTGGAATGGACAGGTGAGACATACCCCACCACTGTGCCACCCTCATTGAGCGTGGTCCCTGTGTAAGTGAGCTTGGCACCAGCGGAGCATATTCTCCCAGCTAGGGCGGGAGCGTTAGAGCCTGTCAGCAGTATTAAATCATTCACACTGGCCGCAGCGTCTGGCAATGTCACGCCATTGATACCCACAACTGGCGTATTATTCGATGTCATGATATTCATGACGTCAGTGGACGCGTAAGATGCATTGCTAGCCATCAAACACACGGAATCGTAAGCGTTAGTAGGGCTGATGTAGCAAACTCCAATCCTGCCAGTGCCCACTGTGACTGGAACTCTGACATGGACATCATATTTCAATGTCTCTCCAGTGTTGCGGGCACTTCCGTTACACGCTCCCTTGGCAGCCGCGTTGAAGGGGTCAACACAGGCCACTAGCCCTCTGAGAGCACACTTAGTAAGCTTGACATCAACATCCTGGATACTAGCACTCGCTCTCTTCTTGTTGAATACAGTCGGTTTACCCTTATTTTTACCTCCTCCTACTCCGATGGCAGAGATAGTGACACATTTTGTGCATCCTACAATATCACTGAGCTTGACAGCAGAAATGATTTTAAACACAAACTTGGGCAGTACATGTGTTATAAAATCAAGCACGTGCTGAAATGTGCTTGTGTTTGAATGGCACACAAATATGCTGTGGCGGCTTACCTCGTCCCTCATCTCCAAGACCCCTACTCCATCATGATTAGCAACAACTTCCTTCCATTCTTCTACTCGCGGATTGAGGTCGGACGTGATCAGACTACGCAGTCTTTCATCACCGGGGTCAATGCATTCGAACCAGTTTACTACATCAAAATCAGGTGATCCTTTATCATGTAGCTCGCTGCAAAGGCAACTGGCGGCGTTCGTAGCTTGTTCTTTATACTCCTCGCTTTCGGAGCCGGTACTTTGTTGTGCCGGTGCATCGCTAGGGTGGATGCATTCTGCCTTTGCTGCAGCTTCGCTGCGAGAGATTTGGCATAACTCGCCCTTGTTCAAAAGGGTATTGGACTCGCTGTCCTGGGTATTTCTATTCTCAAATGCGTTCATAATATCATTAAATGGAACGCGCGTTTGAGAAGAGAAAATGAGGTTGCCTGAGAGGCAATCACACTTTATATCTTCACTGGTAAGCGATCGCGGGTGTCTCGAGCCAAAACCTATGCCAGGATTACTCACATGCATAGGTGACACTAAAGAACTTCCCTGGGGTACCATTGGTACGTTATCCCCTCGGGAGCCAGACTTGAACTGGCACCTGCGGCTCGCTGACCACGCGGTTTTAAAAGTGCTCTCATTGCTTATATGTGGGAAGTGGAGCTCCTTCCTCTATCTTGTTTCGACTGTATGTTGTCCGGACAAGAGCACCCTCGACTACGCAAACTGGTTCTTCCATACGAGCGTAGCCATGCGCCTTCCAACCACGGTACCATCCCCGCGTCTGAAAGGCGCACCGGTGAAAGCCTGTTAAGGCGAAAACCTC